CGCAGTTGCTACCGCAACAAATGATACGCAAGAAGGTGCGGCAAACACAATTGCAAACCCAGGCTTCACTTCTCGCACATTGCAACCAACTCGTTACTCAGCTCACACGCAGGTAACTGATCAAATGTTGGCGCAATCTGCTGATGACATGGGTGCTTTCCTTGCTAAGGAAATTCGTGATGCTATGGCTAAGAAGTTTAACGCAGATATTATTACTAAAGTTAAAGCAGCCGCTACCACTAACGGACCTTCAGGGACTGCGTTGCACACGTATGTTGCCGCCAGCGAGAATACACTTGATCTGGAGTCTTATTTGTTGGGTAATGATGTTCCATTGGAAGGGGTGAAGGCACTTTCTTCAGCGTCAGCTTATCGCGCTCTGCGTGCTTTGAGCCATGACGCAGGTTCTGGAATGCTGTTCGCAACCTCTCCGCTTACAAACCGAAGCGTGATGGGATACGAGACTTTTGTTTCATCTCAAGTCTCTACTGGCGAGTTCTTCATGATGAACATCAATGAGCTTGTAACTGGCACATGGGGTGGATTAAATTTGATTATTGACCCTTACACCGATGCGGACCATGGTGTTACGCGAATCATCGCTAACAGCTATCGAGACGTAGAGTACCTCCAGTCGAAAGCATTCGAGGGCTTGACCGGAGTTGCGTAAGACACATTAAGCGAATGAAATGGGGGGCGGCTAGTGCGGTCGCCCCCTTTTTTAAATCTAGGAAATGAAAACAATCGTCACACAGAATTACTACGCAGAAGACTTAGTGCCTTTGTCTATTATTCGCGACCATTTGCGTTATGAGCAAGGGGAGGCTGACGATCTCATCAATTCCTACCTAGAGTCGGCTATGGACTACATGCTCACGGTGACGAACCGTGTTTTCTGTTCTAGCACTCCTGCGTCCCACGAGGACTCGACCTATGCTTTAGTTTCTGGGCAAACGCCAAAGAAATCTACAGTCACAGTTTATTTAGATCGGTTCGAAGCAAACGAGATTCAAACCCTTCGAAACGTAACAGGTGACTATACCGTAGACTCAATTGACTACCTGGACGATTCAGGTAGCTACGTAACGTATGCCGACTCAAAAGCAAAGGTTAGAAATACAGGCTATCCTATTCAAATTGATTTCACAAAGGCAGAAGCGCCAGAAGATTTGAATGAAGACCAGGACTACGACCTGTATAAAATTGTTCTTTCTGGAGGAGAGAACGTAAAGGACCTGCCTAAACAGTTTACTCAGGCAGCCCTCATGTTGATAGGCCACTACGATTCACACCGTGAGGCAGAGTTTTTCGGAGGTATCACCACGGAGGTCAAGGAGGGTGTACAGCGCTTGCTTGGCTCGGTAAAGCGCTACTAATGGCAGTACTAACTCCGGGAGCCATGAAGAACAAGATTTCCTTCTACAGGGAATCTATGACCGTTAACAATTCGGGGGAAAAGGTTAAGACCGTCTCTATCATCAAGCGCGATGTGGGTGCCGAATTTAAATACATCGGCACGCCTTCTGCTGGCGCCTCGGAGGAGCGTATCCAGGAACAGCGAACAGGTAAGATCAAAGCCGAGATTCGCTGCCGCTATTTTAAGGGCGTTAAGTTTGAGGACGTTATTTACTTTGAAGGAGGTAAGTTTCGTATCTACTCGATTCAGTATGAGGGTCGCCACGAGGTGTTGAAGATTCGTGCAGAGCTGCGAGACGACGACACGTATTTCGGTTTGCCCGATCAGGACTACCCATTTACCCCAACGACTCATCAAAACCACTTTAGGACCTCCGCTGAATATCAGGTGATAGAGAACATGGCGTTCCCAAAGGAAACTGGTGGGAACTTTCTCTTTGAGACAAGCGCAGAGCTAGGATATACTTCTTTTGACATAGGTGACGGAGAGCTTGAGAACTTCTCCCTACCAATCACTACTCGGAGACAGTATTTCCCTTACACGGTTGACAACGGATTTCCTTCACCTACGTTTAATTCTCTGACTCCTGACGATAAAACGCACGGATACACTGTCCCTTTTTATGACATGTATCCAAGCAACATTAAACCGTATACAAGGGTTGAAATAAATGGCAAAGTAATTGCGGAGACCTTATCTGTAAACGACATAATCCTGACTGGAGGCAGTGACTCTAATAGCCCTACCTGGAAAACGGAAGAAAGCGACAAGATTTACAAGATTACTACAAGCGGATTTGACGATGTAGACCAAGCCTTGTATAGCATGAGCTTTGGTTTTAATGATGGATTCGTTTACTACCGTCTCACTCCTAGGAACTCGGTTTCGTACAAAGCCAACTTAAACGCAAGGGACCTAGAGAACACGCCACTTACGTATACAGCTGGGTCCGTGTATGTAGAGTACAGGTTTCCAATAAAGGCAAACAATTTGTCATTGTCGTTCCCTACAGATATTGATGAGCGAATCTTTCGTCAGCAGGGCCAGATTATGGGGGTTGTTTCTACCAGCAGCCAACAACCTATCACTACAGTAGGCGCCACAAACAAGCCCAAAACAGGTAACGTAAAGGTTACAGAAGGGTCTCTCGTTGACGATCCTAATTCTCTTCGAGTTGAGACCATTAATAGCGTTTCTGTTGTAGACTCTAATGGCGTTGCAGTGGAGCTGGATGAAGAGGCTACAGCTTTGTTGGATCGTTTTGAAATAACTGCTGACACTAGCGCAGCAGGCATCGCATTCGTTGAGGGAGAGTCACTAGATTCTGCCTGGGCAGGGGGTGAAATCACATTTAATGTAGACTTCTCTCCAAACACAACCACCGGAACCCACTCTGAAAATACGTCCTACGCCCTAGCTGTGGACTTAACTTATAAGCTTTTGTGATGGCGAGAAATCAGGTCAGATTGTTTATAAAAAAGGGCGACGTGGAGAAGCTAAACACAGCTTTAAAAGGCTATGCTTACGACGTAGCTGATTCTAAGGCTGGGGAGAAGCTTATGGATTCGGCTTTGAGAAAAGCGGCGGGACCGTGGCAAAGAGCCTTCAAGGGAGGCACTATGTACAAGAAGCTACAGCGTCGCACAGGCGGATTTGACGACCCTATGGGGAACAAGAAGATAAAAGGCCGAAGAAGCAGGGTTTATGGACGAAGAGTAGGGCCTAAAATGAAGGGTAAAAGCGCGGGGTGGAGAGCACACTTCTTTGCAAGTCCTGCGCGTCAAATAAGTAGTAAAAAAAGAATTAACTTTGCCGCTATCTACAAGAAACAGAACGGAAAAGTTAGAAAAATATTAAGAACAGAAATCAATCAATTATTAAACACGCTAGCAAAAAAACGCTTTAAATAACTAAGACCATGGCTACATTAGCATCAAATCAAATAGGTGTCTACTTCGTAGGCACCGATCAGACCTCTCCACTGGAGGTCTACAGCAGCACAACTGCTCCTACGTCAAACCCTAGTGGGGTTTCAAACGGTGACCACTTTATCTGGTACAATACCACCGACCAAGAGTTCGGGGGCCTTTATTTGGGTGCATCTTCAATTACTTCAGCAGAAACTATTGGCGCAAGCCAGCTGTTGGCAGCGGCTACGTCTACCTCATTAGACGCGACTAACACCATCAACGAAGTTGCGGCTCGAAACGGAACAGGCGCATCGACTAACTACATCGCGTCAGGCGCGTTCTCATGGAACTTTACTATTGACGGATTGATCGACCTTACAGCAAACGCTGGTGGCGACACAGGAAGTCCTATTACTATTTTAGACGCAGCAAAAGATTCTTACTACGTTTTGGTTCGTTTTACCACAAAAGTAGGTGATGACGGAGACGGGGATGCTGGTGGAGTTGTCTCTTACGTGGGTCAAGCTCTAATTGAAAGCGCCACTCTCACTGGAGGTGTAGACGATATTGCCACATACAGCGCAACCTTCCGAGGTTATGGAGATTTGTACAAGTTTATCGCCTAATAGGTAGTATATTTGTTTTTGGGGGCGGCGCGAAGGTCGTGTCGCCCCTTTTTTACGCTTAATCAACCACATGGATTTATCCAACAATTTTCGGGGGGAGTTTAAACTCAAAGTCAAGAACAAGAATCAAGACGCCCTTTTCACCATGAACGCTTTGCGTTTGTTGCTTAAAAATGAAGGGTTAAAGCTTCCTGATTTTGACACCTGGGTTCAGGACGACCCGCTTACTGCGATTCCCTTGATCGCTTACTACAGTGTAGTTAATAGTTGTGTTTACTCTGGAAAAAAGTTCACAACTAACAAGGAAGTGTTCATTGCTGAAATACTAGACTCAGGGCAGCTTGAGGTTATCTCAGAAGCTATGGCCTCAGCCATGAATACAGAAAGCGCGGGAAAGCGCTAACGGATGAAGATTCAGTAGAGACGCCTGAACTCGATGAGCTTTACTTGCAATCAATAAAAGCAGGCGTTTCTCCTGAGTCATTCTGGACCATGACTTTGGCCGAGGTCTCGTCCGTTAGTAGTGGCCTTATGCTGAGAGACAAGTTGATGTGGAATCACACCTCATCACAGATGGCTCTCCTCGCTAATGTAAACTCTTCGAAAGGAAAGAAGTACAAACCCGAAGACTTCAATCCTCATTCGGATCATAAAAAAGCTCCTACGAAGACAATAGCGCAGGACTTGTACGAACAGTTTAAAACATTTACCTAATGGCTACAAGCACAACGGTAACGGCTAAAATACTTGCGGACGTAACGGACTTCAGCACCGGAATGAAGAAGGCGTCTACGTCTTTAAGCAAGTTTTCAGCTGCGGCAACACGAGCGGGGCGAGATATTACCACAGCAATATCTGCTCCGCTAATACTTTTAGGCAGAGAAGCCGTTCGAGTGGGGACTAGCTTCGACCTTGCCCAGAGAAAAATACAAGGTATCCGTGGTGCCGACAAGCCTATAGCAAAACTGGTAAAGACGGCAAGGGAATTAGGTGCTAGCACAATCTTTACAGCAGAAGAGGTCAGCACCCTTCAGTTGTCCCTTGCAAAGCTTGGAAAGACAGATAACGAAATACTTGCACTGCAAGGTTCTGTTCTAAAGCTAGCGCAAGCCATGGATATCGACCTGGCCGAGGCTGGTGAGCTTGTCGTAAAGAATCAAAACCGATTCAGGGACTCGCTTCAGGATTTGGGTGGTGACCTTGATCAGGCCACGTTCATCACAAACGTGTTTGCTAAAGCAACACAATCGTCTCTTTTGACGGCAGAGACGCTTGGAACAGCGCTAAACTACTCTGCATCTGAAGCTGCTGCTTACGGGATCTCGTTAAGCGAGACGGTTGCTATTCTGGGCCTTTTGGCTGACCAGGGTTTTGAGGCAAGTAGAGGTGGTACGTCCTTTCGTCGTATCCTGGGGCAACTCGCTAAAGATGGCCTAAATGCAGAGCAAGCTCTGGCAGCGCTTTTTGACTCCACAAAAGGGTATGCAGCGGAACTTGAGCAGTTTGGCCTGCGCGGAGCTGG